AACTATTCCACCAACTCATATTAGTATTTATCTACTTAAATTTGTGCGTACATAATAAAAAAGTAGGAACCTAAGAAGATTCCTACTTTCTTTATACAAGAATACCAGAATGTAAATATTAGCCAGTAGCTTGTGTGCCGCCGATAGCGTCTTGTGCAGCTCTAGTAATAGCTTCGCCAACGCCGCTAAACTGTTCTTCACTACCAAACTGAATTGCGTTATCGTAACGAATACTTAGAGAAACTGTAACAGCATCACTAGTTGCATATGCTAGTGTGTTATAGTTTGCACTTTCTAAGTAACAACCTACTAGTTGGAATCTATCAATTATATTAGAACCATTAGCGCCGTTACCGCCGTCTAGTATTTCTATTTTTGTAATAAACTTATATGAACCACCTGACACAGCACTTGACTGCTCAAAAAAGTCAAACTGTCTTTGAAGTTGTTGACCAACAATCTTTTGAATGTTATTGTTAGCATCTTCACGTAGTGTTAATGTAATTGGTTCCCAGTTGTGCTTACCAGCAAGATATGTTCTTGAGTTGTAAGCATCTAATGTCATTTGTTCAAATGTTAAGTTTGGACGGGTGACATCAACAACTTGTCTAGTAATTTCGCGGATACCATCTGGGCCGCCTGTTGTTCCAAAGTTTTCAAATAAAACTCTAAAACGATATTGAAGTTTTGGCATTAGCAATGAACTGTTGCTGCCGCCCCCATCTTCTGTTGGGATTGAAATATTTGTTAATGTTGTAATTGGCATTCTTGTCTCCTGTTACAATAGTATTTATGCATAATAGGACGGGGTAATTTCCCCGTCCATTAAGTACGCATATTAACCTAGTGCCGAAATTTCTCCTGTGTTCTTAAGTCTTAGAGGAATGTAAATAAATTCAATTGCTTTGACTGGTTCAATAGCAACATCTAAGTACAATTCGTTTCTATCGATTCTAGCTGGTGTGTTGTTTGTTTCATCACATACAACTAAGAAGTCGTATACAGCTCTTAGTCCTACTAATTCAAGTAGCAATTGATCTGCTGCTGACTTAATTTGATCACGTGTTACTTTATCGTTTGGTTCAAACAAGTATGGTCTTGCTAGTAGTTCTAACTGACCTCTTAAGTATACAACTAAACGTGCAACATTTACTCTGTCTAGTGCAGAAGCGTTTCTTGCGCGAGTCTTTTGTCCAAACACAACAAGTCCAGCACCATTAATAAATGTTATCGGATTGATTTGGTTTGAATAAAGTGTATCACGCTGTCCTGTGTTCAACGAAACTCCTACAAATTCACCTTCATTGTTAATGTAACCTGAACTTGAAGCGTTTGTTACCCCGCCGCGTCTTGTACCTGCTGGTGCAAACCAGGGGAATGCCACTTGGTCGTTTAGCACTAGTGTGCGTAATGCCATATGACTTGGAGGAACAACTACATTATTACCAAAGTTGTCGCTGCTAAATCCGCTTGGATAATACATACCAAGATATTCATCTTTTGAAACTGCACCCAAGTCGTTATCTTCTAGTGCACCTCTAACATTGTTTGCCCACTCATTAAGTGATGTTGCATCAGGTGTTAAACGGAATGGTGTGTCACCTACAACAAATGCTGTCAAGCGTCTGTCATAGTTTAGTGTAATCATTTCACCTATTAGCTCTGGATAACCTGGAGCAGCAATTAGATTAAACTGACGTGATTCCTCATCACGAATATCTTGGTTACTGTTGACCAATGATTGTAATGCCTGTACAACTGACTTGCGTTGAGCAAAACGTCCAAATGTGCCTGAGCCATCTTCGTTATTACCTGAGTCAGTAACCCAACGGTGTGGGTAATAGCTACTCATTGGCTGATCAATTAAATCTGCTGGATCAGCACTTTGCGGATCGTCTACCTGGAAGCGTGTGTTTGATCCTGCTACATCAATGTAGTCACGTACAAAACGCTTTACATTAAATCCGCTTCTGCGAGTGTTCCAAAGCATCATACCTTTTGGATATAGTGCTGGATCTGGAGCATCTGGATCTAAGTAGTTAGAAGTTAGTAAGTCTGCAATATCACCTGCTTCGTCACTGTTTGCACCTGCTGTATTATAACGTGCATCTGCAAATAGTACACCGTTGTCAGTTGATTGATCTGAACTATCTCTTAATATCCATTTCTTAGTAGTGAAATTGTATTGG